AACGATAGCGGTATAGTATCTAATGCTGATGCTGCTATTAATAGAATTATTCCTGATTATGATAGAAGCCCCGAAGGTAAAATTAGGGGCGGCCAAGATCTAGCTATTATCTGTCATTGTAAAGCCGCACATAGTAACGATGAACGAAGCGGTTTTAGAGATGCTAACGGTAATATAAGAACCGTTCAAAACCAATATGGCGATATGCAAGCTTTAGGTTTTGAGTTAGAAAAAGATAAAATACGCCAAATTCATATAGATAGAAAAAAACAATGGGAAATAACTGCTAAAGAAATAAACGATATACGTTTAAGGCAATTTAAAGGCGAAAAGATAGAAACGCCCTATTATATAAAAGTCGTAAAAGAAGAATTAGGTAAAATAGATAAAATGTTTTCTTTTCCTAAATGACTAAAATTAATGATCTAAAAGGCGACCATAAAAATGCTCGTAAAAGAACCGACCGGTCTGCTTCATTAATACAAAAGTCCTTAGAAAAATTTGGAGCGGCTCGTTCTATTGTTATAGATGAAGATAATAGGATACTAGCCGGAAACGGAACTATAGAAGGGGCTAAAAAAGCCGGTTTAGAAAACGTCAGAGTAATCGAAACCGATGGACGTGAAATTATAGCTGTAAAAAGAACCGGTTTATCCGAAGATGAAAAAGTTGGTTTAGCTTTAGCCGATAACCGTTCTAGTGATTTATCCGAATGGGATAATGAAATGTTAGAAATGTTGGCCGAAGAACACGATATTTCAGATTGGTTCGATAATAAAGACTTAAACGATTTAGGCGAAAAACCTAAAAGAGAAGCTAGTGGAATATTAAAAGATAGATTTGGCGTTCCCCCTTTTAGCGTTTTAAATGCTAGGGAAGGGTGGTGGCAAAATCGAAAAAAATTATGGTTAGACTTAGGAATAAAATCTGAAGTAGGTAGGGAAGAAGAACTTACTTATAATATTAGTAAAGGCGACGTTGGAAAAAGAATAATGTCCGCCGGAGGTTCTACTTCTGTTTTCGACCCTGTAATAACTGAGTTAATTTATCGTTGGTTTAGTAATACTAATTCCGTTATATTAGACCCCTTTGCGGGGGGTAGTGTTAGGGGTATAGTCGCCGCTATTTTAGGAAGAAAATATATTGGGGTAGACCTTAGAAAAGAACAAGTCGAAGCTAATAAAGTACAAGCTGTAGACCTTTTGGATTATAAAGAAGATTATTTTTCTAATACTTATAAAAACTATGACGACTTAACTCCTATAGAAAAAGTAGGCGATTATTTAGTAAAAAGAGATGATTTATTTGCGGTTAACGGAGTTAACGGGGGAAAAGTTAGAACTTGTTATTATTTAGCCCAAAACGCTAAAGGTTTAGTAACTGCCGGAAGCAGGGAAAGTCCACAAGTAAATATAGTCGCACATATAGCTAAAGAACTTGGCATACCTTGTAGAGTACATACGCCCGAAGGAAAATTAAGTCCGGAAGTAGAAGCCGCTAAAAATATAGGAGCGAAAGTAATACAACATAAAGCCGGATATAACAGCGTAATAATTAAAAGAGCTAAAGATGACGCACTAGAACTAGGTTTTAAAGAAATACCTTTTGGAATGGAATGTTGTGAAGCTGTAGAAGCTACAAAAAATCAAGTTAAAAATATACCTCCGAATACTAAACGTATAGTTATTCCCGTTGGTTCCGGTATGTCTTTATCGGGTTTATTACATGGGCTAATAGAAAATAATTTAGATATTCCGGTTTTAGGGGTTAGAGTAGGAGCCGACCCTACCGATAGACTTAATAAATACGCCCCAAATAATTGGGCTTCTATGGTTACGTTAGTTTCTAGCGATTTAGACTATCATCAGCACGAAAATAATAATAATTTTTATGGTTTAACTTTAGACCCAGTATATGAAGCTAAATGTATAAAGTTTATAGAAGAAGGCGATCTTTTATGGGTAGTAGGTATAAGGCAAACCTCGTTACCGGTAAAAACAAACCAACCTAAATGGATTACCGGTAATAGCCAAAATATAAATAATTTAGTATCAGAAAAGGCCGACTTAATATTCTCATGTCCGCCATACGTTGATTTAGAGGTTTATAGCAAAGACCCGAACGATCTTTCTAATATGTCTTTCGAAGCGTTTAAACAAAATTATGCCGAAATTATTAAAAAAAGTTGCGACCTTCTTAATGAAAATAGTTTTGCTTGTTTCGTAGTAGGAGAAGTTAGAAAAAAAGACGGTACTTATTACAACTTTGTAAGTGAAACTATAGAAGCTTTTACTAAAGCCGGTTTAAGTTATTACAACGAAGCAATACTTATAACTATGGTTGGAAGCTTACCTTTACGCTGCGGTAACGGTTTTACTAAATCTAGAAAGCTAGGAAAAACTCATCAAAACGTTTTAATTTTTGTTAAAGGCGACCCCGCTTTAGCTACCCAAAAATGTGGACTTTGTGAGTTCGCCGACCCTTCTGCATTTATAGAAGAAAACGAAATAATTTAAACTTTTAGAATTAATAAGCTAACCTAATAATAAATCTTATTAAATTTTGGCAGCCGATAAAACCACGCAAGCAGAAGTAGAAATGCGAGTAGCAAGATTGGGAAGGATTATTGCTAACGGAGGAAAGCGTTCGGATTGTATACGATATGCGGCGGAAAACTGGGGGGTATCAGAGCGAACCGTAGATAGATATTTAATGAAAGTTAGAGAACAATTTAAGGGAGATTGGAATATAGAAAGACCGGAACTGATGGCGGTTATTCTTACGCAATATTCATCTATACATATGGAAGCTAGAAGAACGGGACAACTCCATATCGCTTTAGGGGCTACTAATGCTATGGCTCGTTTAGCCGCTCTTATTTCATGACTATTTGCCAAAGAGTAAAAGGTAATATTTTATACGGCGAAGGGCAATATAAGTTACCGGAAGTTGCCGAAGTACAAAAAAGGGTTACTAAAGATTTGCTTCCGCATCAACTTAAATTTTGCGAGGATATAGACCATAGAAAACTAGCTTTAGTCTGCGGTTTTGGAGCCGGTAAGACTTACGCCTTAGTTAGTAAAAGTATAATTTTAGCTTCTATGAATGTTGGTTGTATTAGTGCTATCTTCGAACCGACGGCTCCTATGTTAAGGGATATTCTTATGCGTACTATGAATGAACTTTTAGAACTTTGGGAAATACCTTTTACCTTTAGGGCTAGTCCTCTTCCGGAATACCAACTTCAGTTTAAAGAAGGCGTTCATACTATTTTGCTAAGAACGATATTAACTTACCAACGCTTGCGTGGACAAAACTTATGTGCCGTTGGTTTTGATGAAGCCGATACGGTAAACAAGCGTGACGCCGAACAAGCTATGAACATGGCACTTGCTAGACTAAGGTCGGGCGACGTTCAACAGTTTTACGCTACTACTACTCCCGAAGGTCATTCTTGGGCGTTTGATACTTTCGAAAAAAACGCTAAAGAAGATACTAGGTTAATAAAAGCAAAAACTTCTGATAATCCATACCTTCCCGAAGGATTTATAGATTCGCTCCTAGAAAACTATCCGCCGCAACTTATCCAAGCATATTTAAACGGTAACTTCTGCAATTTAACTACCGGACAAGTTTACGATAAGTTTGATCGAAATATACACGTTTTAGAAACCGACCCCGTTATTAATGAACATGAGCCTATCCGAGTTGGGATAGATTTTAATATCGGCAACATGAACGCAGTAATCGGTATAGCAGCGGCTAATAAATTTATAGTTATAGATGAAATCGCTAAAAGTCACGACACCGACTCACTCGCTAAAGAAATTAAAGCGAAATATCCGTTTAATAAAATATATATATATCCAGACGCTTCGGGCGGAAATCGAAGTACAAATGCTTCTAAGACCGATATCCAAATTTTAGAAAGTTACGGCTTTTTAAATCAGTCGGCTCTTTCCAACCCTGCGATAAGAGATAGAGTAAACTCAGTTCAAGGAATGTTCTTAAATGGAAAGGGGGAAAGTAAAATGATGATAAGTAAAAAAGCTATTAGGCTTATAGAATGTTTGGAACTCCAAAGTTATAATGATAAAGGCGAGCCGGATAAAGACGCCGGTTATGACCACATGAATGACGCTCTAGGATATATAACTTGGCGTTTGTTTAATCCTTTACACATGAACGCCGGTCGTAAAACTGGAATTAGGCTTTATTAAAATTATTGTCTAATATGAAAACAAACTAAGAGGTTAAAGTGTACTCAGGTTACAACCACTACAATAGACAAACTAATAGGCAAGGAAATGATATAGACGACCCTAATAATACTTGGTTTTCGCAAGAACCTCATTGGGTTTTAATAGAAGATTTACTTGGCGGAACTTACCAAATGCGTAGTAAGCATAGAAAATATTTATTGCAAGAACCTAGAGAGCTAGACGAAAGTTACGATAATAGACTCGCCCGCAGTGTTTGCCCTCCTTATTACATCAGATTAGAACGAATGCTTGCCGGTATGCTAACCCGTAAACCTGTAAGGCTAAACGATACCGCCGACAATATTCGTGAGCAACTTTTCGATATTGATTTACAAGGTAATGATTTAAACGTTTGGACCTACGAAACCACTCGAAAAATGATTCGTTACGGCCATATAGGTGTTTTAGTTGATGCCCCTGCTTCGGGTGCCGGCGGTAGACCTTATTGGGTAACTTATACGCCGCGTGACATTTTAGGATATAGAACCGACATGATCGACGGTCAAGTCGAACTAACGCAACTACGTCTTAAAGAAAAAGTTGCGGAGCCGGAAGGTCTTTACGGAGAAAAAATAGTAGAGCAAGTTAGGTTACTGACTCCCGATAGTTTTGAAATACATCGTAAAAATAGTAAAGGCGTTTATATCAAACATGATGAAGGCCGTATGTCTTTAGGCCGCATACCTTTTTCCGTTGCTTATAGTAATCGTCTTAATTTTTTAGAAAGTAGACCGCCGATGTCTGATATTGC